ATGTTTATTTGCTGAACAACGTGATTGTCAGGAAAAAATTCTTCAATAAAATCAACCCCCTCAAAAACACCGCCATCTTCAATAACTCTGTTTTTTTGGAATACTGCATATGTATCTGATGAATTTAACATTGGTGTAAGTTCTTCAATACCTCGATAAATACGATTTGTGTTTTCAGCAACTTCACCATTGTCCGATGATATATCGTTTGGATCAATGATGTCTTTGATTCTGTCCATTGCAATGTCTGTTCTTGCTGCAATAACTTCAAACCATTCACCACTTACTTCATCCATTTTGTAGTCACGTGTGCAACCACTAAACGTATACACTTTGTCATTATAAACAATTGAATTAAATGGATAGTAATCACCAACAATTGTGGTCATTATTTTTTCAACTGGCTTTGTTTGCAATGACATTGCTTCCATTACACGTGCGTAAGATAAAAAAGGGTATGTATCAAAATCACAATCCCACGTTGTTGATTCAACCAAACTAAACGATTGTGCATTGTCATAATTTTCATCAATCTGTATTTTTGCAATGGTTGATGTGCCAATTTCAGAATCAACAATAATCAAAGGATCAAGTTCAACTTCTTTAGTATAGAAACCGCTTGGATTTTCTACTTCCAAAGTCATTGTGTTTTCATCATCACTTAATTCTTGAGGAAATAAAACTTCGATTCTATCAATATAAAACGCATTTGAAAAACCACTTGTACCATTTGCCATTGTTCTAAATTCATCTTTTCCATCATACGTTGTTGTAATTTGAAAAATCATGTCATTAGCTTCAAAGTCTATTGTTGGAGCATCAAAATAAACATAAGTTGAATTACTTGAGTTTTTGACTATTTTAGTCCATTTTCTTAAATTATTTGGAGCATATAAATTATTCTTCCATTCTGCTTCAGTTTGTGGTGCTGGTCCAATTCCAGCAATATATCTTCCACCACTTGCAGTTTTTAATTCAATATCAATATTACATGAAAAGTTTGATGTATGATTCCCATATTGACCAGTTGCAGTTCTTACCCTCATTGCAACCCTTATATGACCAACACCCTCACTTTTTATATTCCCAATGTTTATGCTCCTTGTTTCTATTGATGCTTTTCTACTTGATAATGTAATCCCGTCAATCTCAAGTTTACCCTCAATATGCTGCTTTGCTAAAATTCGTGTTCGATATGCTCCAGCAAAATACCCAAATGTTCCACCAGCTAAAATTCTTAAATTCTCACTTCCTGAATTACCAACTGACTTTTGATGTGTGTATGTGTCATTGGTATATGTACCATCTTTTATATATTCACGATACTTGATTGAACTTGCATCAAAATTCCTTACTTGCTGAATCCAATAAACACCATCTGCATGATATATCCGACAACTAAACAAATCCATTAATCCTTTTAGTGCATCATAATATGATATGTATTGAATTGGATTTTTGTTTGTATCATCAATAAATAAATTGTCAGGTATATATGTGTAGTCCAAAGGTGAATCATCCGTTGATGTGGTTGCTTCAAGTACACGTGATGAATATTCAATTGATTCACGAATGTAAGCATCTGATGCACCCCAAAATTGTTTAAGTCCAAGAATGTCAAGAATATCAAAAATATTATCAATTATTTTATTGACTGACAATGTTGTTTGTGTGTACTCGTATTTTTTAAGTGCATCAAATCCATCAATGGCTTTGAATGTGTATGGTCTTGGTTTGTCAATATTAGACCATTGAACAAGGTCCATTACAATGATACCAGCCCAATCCAATTCCCAATCCGTTGTATATCTATACACCAACAATTTAAGTTTGTTATCTTGTGTTATTTGGTATTGTTCAAAGAACCTATCAAAATAACGATCATTGTTTGCATATGTGACTGATGTGCTTGATGACTTTATTGATCCAAGTATTTCATCCCCTTCACCTTTCCATTCAGTTTTTAAGTCAACCAATCTTGGTGAAAATGTTGGTTTGTATTGGTTTGCAACAATATCAGATGAACCGATGTGTGTGTATGTCGCTGAATAACTTTGGTCCGTTGTAATTTGTGTTGTTATTCCATTTGAAAAAATACCAGTTACATTTGCTGATTGTGTTGATGAACTTGTGTACAAAAATAAATCTTGACCAACTTGCAAATAATCTCGCCAATCTTTATTGATGTAAAATGTGTTTCCAGTTCCACCAATTATTTCAACTTTTGGCAAACCATTGTAATCATCACCAAACAATTCAACTTTATATCGTGTGTTATTGTCTGACCTTAACTCACTCCTAAATATTACACCACTCATTTATTATCTTGTAAATCCTTTTTCTCTATTTTGAACAAGTATCAAATCACGCCCTGAAATCTTTGTTTCCAATGCAATTGGTTGTGTATTCATTCCACCCATTCCGCCACCAGCCATTGATGGTGATGGTGCAGTTCCACCGCCACCATCAAGACCTTTTTTACTTAAGTTTGATATTGCTGCACCAGCTGCAACCAATGCAATACCACCAGCAATTGCAAGTGCTGGATTTAATGTTTCAATAGATTTTTTAAATGCTTCAAATGATATACCAAAACCAATCATTGCTGCCCCCATTTGTTGTAAGAACCCACCGACAACATTTAATAACCCTTTTCCAAAATCTTGTGCATCAGCATCTCCACTCATTGCATCACCAATAAAATCACTAAGCATAACTGCACTATTTGCAACTAACGTTTCCAAACCACTTGCAAGTGCTTCACCCATCTTGCCTCCAATGGTTTTCATCTTTTCAGTTTGTAAAAATGCTTCATCATTTTCGTCCAATGGAATTGGATCAACCTTAACTTTTAAAGTTAAAGGTGGCAAATCTTTCATCATTTTTTCCATTGCTTCAGTTGGTGGAGTTACCTCACCCAACTTTTTACTTTGCAATGGATTAAAAGAAGCAATTGTTCCAAATTCTTGTTCAAGTCTTTTAAACTTTTCAATTAATGTTTCAACCTTTGTTGTGGTTGTTGTTAAATCCTTATTTGTTTCTTCAGTTGGATTTACGTTCTCAACCCTTTTTAATATTTGTTCTAATTGTTTTGTGTTATCATATAAATCAACATTTTCATTATTTACTTTTATAAGTTCATCTGAAAGTGTTTTTATCTGTTTTTCTATATTTGCAACACCAGCTAATTCAACTCCTTGAAATTCACCTTGCATTGCTCCTTGTTTACCACGACTTGCTGCAAGTACTTGTTGAAGTGCTTCCTTTTTTTGTAAAATTAACTTTTTTTGTAATTCTTGGCGTTCTTTTATTCTTGCATTTGTTTGCTCAATAATTGCTTTTGATGTTTCAATTGATATTTTTATCTCTTCAACAGATGCTTTTGAACCTTTTTTCTTTAATTGATTAACCTTATCAATTTGAGTTTTTAACTTATCATAAGATTCACCAAGTTCATCTGTTGCATCTTTTACACTTCCAAATATTTCACCACTTTCACTTGCTGCAATATTTAATGCAGCCAATGCTGATGATAATGCAATTGCAACCAATACCGCTGGATGTGCAATCAAGAATGCCATTGCAAGTTTTAATGCACCAAATGCATAAATCAATGGACCAATTGCAGCTGCAGTTGCAGCTAATTGAATGATAATTTGTTGTGTTTCAGGATTAAGTTGTGAAAATCCTTCAGCTAATTTTGCAAGAAAGTTTGTGACCTTTATAATGTGTGGTGCAAGTTTTTCACCAATCGAAATCCCCATTTCACTAACCGCTGACTGAAGCCTAAACATAGAACCTTCAAGTGTGTCATCCATGATTTTAGCCATTGCTTCTGCTGAACCACCAGCATCTTCAAGTTTATCAGTCATTTGAGAAATTGCATCACCACTTTGTGAAAGTGCAAGTGCAACTGTTGCATTTTCTTTGCCAAACATTTGCATTGCAGTTGTTGGTGGATCAATGGATTGATTAATTTTATCCATTGCATCTTTAAATGACATCCCTTCCTTTCTTGTGATTAAGAATATGTTTTTTAAAGAAGTTCCTGATGTTGTTGCTCTAATATTTTTATTAGCTAAAACACCAAGCATTGCAGTTGTTTCTTCAAGTGTAATCCCTAAACTTGATGCAACCGCAGAAACTTTTGGCATAGCATTTTGAAACTTTTCTAAATCAAGTGCAGATGATGAAAATGATTTTGCCATTACATCAGTTACTCTTGTCATTTGGTCTGCTTCCAATGCAAATCCTCTCAAAGTACCCCCAGCAATTGATGCTGATTGTGCCAAATCTTCACCAGTTGCAAGTGCAAGGTTTAATGTTGCCCCAGTTATTTTTTCAATCTCACTTGCACTAAAACCAAGTTTTGAGTAATTCAACATTAATTCTGCAACCTCACTTGCAGAAAAACGTGTTGTCATACCCAATTGTCTTGCAGTGCTTTCAAGGTCTTTAAATGCTGAACCAGTTGCACCACTTATGGCTTTAACCTTTGCCATTGATTGCTCAAACGTTGCAAATGTTTTTGTTGCAACCGCACCAAGTCCAACAATTGGTGCAGTCAATGACATAGACATTGAACGACCAACAGACTTCATTTTTTCGCCTGATGCTTGAAGTTTTCTAATTAAATTTTGTTGAGATGTACTAAATGCTTTTAGATCAAATCCAGCTCTTATGTTAATACTTTTCTTTGCCATTTTAATTGAACCAGTTTGGTTTTAATTTTTTAAGTTGTTCAATTTCTGTTTTTGTGTATGGATTTGATTTTGTTCCTTTTTTACCGCTTTGTTCTTCCCATTCAAATTTCATCAAATCTTGTGGTCGTTTCATTGTTTTTTGCCCTTGTGATTTTAACGTAACATATGAAATCAATCTTGCAGTTTCCCACAATGATCTTGCATTTATATTTTCATTCAAACGATGTCCAACATATGCATCCCATATTTCAACCATTGTATAATTATTTAAACATAAAGGACTTTGTTTCAATGCACCCAAAACAAAACCCCTTATGAAATTATGCAATGGCAATTTTACTTTTTTGCTTCCACATTTAAGTTGTTAAATGCTGCCATGTCTTGTGACATAGCTTCAGTGAATACATTAATCAAACCCATGTCATCATCAATTGCATCAATAATAAAGTCCTTTGTGACCTTTTCACCTGATGATTTCATTCCAGCATAAGCAATGTCAACAATGGATTCCATTGTCATATTATCACCCATTTTTGAAACGCTTTCACCAGTTTCTTTTTCAAACATTAACAATGCTTTGAAACCGAATTTGAATTTGTACTCTTTGTTTTTAATTTTTATCATGCTACAAATATAAAAAAAGGGAATGAAGTTACCCCCATCCCCCATTTTTCACAATATAACAAAAATCAATTTCTTATGGTGTAACTGTTCCTTTTGTCACTGCACCAGTTCCTTCAAAAGACACTGAAAATGTGGTTGATTCTTCAAGACCATCAGTTCTTTCAAGTGATGTTATAAAGCACGAGCCGCTATATTCGGTTTCGCCTGAAATATCGGTTGTGTAAGTTATTGTTACTGCATTTCTTGCTATAAACGCATCAAATAAATCTTCATACCCATAAGATGCATCCTCATCAAAAAAACCTTCAGCCGAACCGCTAAAGCTTTTCTGTCCTTCTAAACTCGATTTCCATCCTGAACTGTCTTTTGTACTTGTATCCCTTGTTGACATATCAAATGTCAATGAGTTTGATGTTAAGTGTGCTATGGTTGTACCAGCAACTTGTATTTTTGCTAACGTTCCGTTTAATATACCCATTTTTTTATTTCCTAAATTTTATACAATATTACTTATTAGATTTTTTCTTCTTTGTAACTTTTTTAACTTTTGGAGTTTCTTCATTTTCTATTGCCACTTCAATGATGTGTTCAATTTCTTCTTCAAAAGTAAAACCATCAAGGGCTTTTGCTACTTTTAACCCAATTAATTCTTTACCTAATTTGTTAGATACACGCAATTGTGTTCCTTCAGGTAGTGTTCTTGCATGGATTGCATAATCCTTTGTCAATTCTATTCTCATAAATTTAATTTTTTAACTTTTCTTTGTATATACTTTGTAAGTTCTGCACTCGCTTGTGTATATATTTTATCACTCATTTCATTATATGTTTTTTGAATGAAATTCTTTTTTCCAGTTGGATTGTTGATGTGTTTACCAACACCATACTCAATCCAAAACGCATAAAACCCATCATGCTTTTTTGCACCCCTTCCGTATCTTGGACCAACCAAAACACGTGCAATATGTTTCAAAGGTGATGTTTTAATTGCAAGTGAATTTTTAAGTTCTTGTGGTGGATATATTGTGTCACCAACTCTAATTTCTTTTGTTCTTTGATTTGGTGCATTTTGTCGCATCTTCTCAAGAACTGGTTTCATTTGCCTTCTTAATATTTTCAGCAATTCAGACCTTTTTACTTTATCATCTGACAATGATTTGATTTCAAGTGCAACTTGATTAAAACCCTTTATGTCAAACTTAATCATAACTTTTTACTTGCACTTATCATCAGACCTTCACGACCAAGTTCTTGGATGTCTAAAATATCATAATATTTTGAATTGTATGAAATCCGCATTGATTCATCAATACCATCAAAGAACCGAATCTTGAACTTGACCTTACTTGTTGATGTCACTTGGTCCGCTTCAACTTTTTCATTACCCAAACCACGTTGCACATTTGCAAACGTTGTGTGAAACGTTGACCAACTTGCAGTGTATTCACCAATTGAATTGGTTGAAAACGTTTGTGACTCAATCACAATTTTTCTATCTAAACGACCTATGTTCATATTTCAGTTCGTTGGCTTACCATTGACATTTGGAACTTTGTTCCTCTTGATAGGTTGTGCATATTGCTTCCTACAATTGTATTTTGTCTATTCTCAAACATATCCGATACAATCATTCGCAATGCTTGTTTAACCATGTCATCAGTATTCGCCAAAGTTGTTATTTCAATTTCAATTGGAAAGTCACGATCGTATAAGTTTGGCAAATTGTCCTTCATTTCTACATAAGAATATAAACCATTTGTTGCAATGTATTTTGATGAATCCAAAAGTGTTCGTGTGTTGTCCGAGTCATAATAGTAAATTGAAAAGGTATCAATAGGATTGACATCAATTCTGAAATCATCCCATTCAGTCATGTACCCAGTCACACCGCCTTTGATAAGCAAACCAGCTTCGTTCCATAACATCAAATGTGCAGATGCTATGTAATCATTTATGATGTCATCAAACGATGAATCTAAAATATTTAAATGTCTTTTTGCTTCAACCAAAGACAATGCCCAATTGACTGATGGTGTATAGCTTGTTATTTTTTTGTTTCTTATCATTGATTTTTAAAAAAAAAGAGGATGGGCAAAACCCACCCTCTTAATATATTAACTAATTAAAACTACTAATTACTACCCAAAATTTGCGACCGAAATAGCATCACCCTGTACAAGTGCAGCATCCCAGTAAGAATTCAAGATTAATCTGTTTGTTCCGCTTACCGCTTGTGTGTATGGATCAACCAAGATTTCAACTCCACCAAATTGTGCAATTTGAACCTTTGAGAAGTCACCATAATAAACAACTGGCTTACTTGCTATGTCAGCAATTTGGTTTGAGAACATTGCCTTAACTCCCATAATCGCTTCATTGATGATTAATGGATTAACACCACTAACTTGTGCAGCAGTGTAAACATCACTGAATAAATCATTTGAGATTGCGAAACCTAAATTACCTCTATTGTGGTTGTTAGATTGAACTTCCTCAACAAGTGCCATCATCAAGTTTGTGATGTTTGCATTTGTAATTGCAGTTTTACCTTGACCTAAATAGTTGTAAGATCCGTTTGAAGAATCATCAGTAAATAAAGCATATTCAACTTTTGCTCCAACCGCTTGAGCAATTGAGTTTCTCAATGCTGATTCAAGTGATTCGTTGTGTTGCATTGCAGCTTGTTTACTAAAATCGACAAAACTTGCAAGTCTTTTTGGAGCAAGGTCTTTTTTGCTCATTGCGGAACCACCATCAGCAGCTGCATCCGTTTCTCCCTCCCATTGAGTTGTAACTGCACCCAAGATTGGAATACGT